TTGGCCGGTGCTGCGGGTGATTCGGAAAACGGGGTTCCCCGAGCCGGGGATGGGGAGGGAGATATGAGGGGGACGATAGCCAAGCGGTTGCGGAAGAAGGTTTGGGGGCCGGATGGTTCGCCCCGTGCGCGGCAGCATTTTGTGGCCAGGCCGATCAAGAAGAAAGGCGGGAAAGTTATCAACGGGGGCTTTTGCATCGCTGATCAGAAGCGGCGGCTTTACCAGGCCCTCAAGCGGGCGTACCAGGAGCACCGGTTATGAGATTCACAATGTTCATAACCGAGGATGCGGTGCAGTTCAATCTGGCCCCGGAGAACGCCCACGAGAAAAAGTTTTTGGGGATCCTCTCGGAGTATGAGGGCGGCGCCACGATTCACCACGGGGTAAACGTGGCCGAGTGCCGGGGTGAGTACCTCCGAAATTTTGGAAGAGCCCGGGAGGTTTTGGCGGTGACCATAAGGCCCCGGCAAGAACCGGAGATAACCCCATGACCCTCCATTGGATTGAGGAGGCCGTTCTACTTACCCAAGAAGATTTTGACAGGCTGACCAGGATAGTCAGGCCGTGGAAGCACCTCCGCTTCCTCTCAACGCCCGAGCATGAAGGGGCATTTTATAGAAGGTTTTTAAAAGGAGACCGCATGCCTGACAACTGGAAACACCGCAGCGAGGGGATGAAATGCAAGACCTGTATGTGGTTCGTGCCGAAGGAGAAGTCGGGGGTTACTCCGATGACGGCCACGGAGATTCTTGGTTGTCTGAGAGGTAGGCCCATGGCTTTCGACGTGGGCCGGTGCCGGCGCCATGCCCCCACGATGAACGGCTGCCCGGTGGTGTTCGTGAACGACTGGTGCGGCGACCACAAGCTGGATGAGGAAAAGCTATGATCTGCGTCTATCATGAGGGCGACTTTGACGGCCAATGTTCAGCGGCCATCGTGCAAAAGATGCACCAAGGGGCCCACCTGATCCCGATGGACTACGAGAAACAGTTTCCCTGGGGCGAGATCACCCCGCTGGACCCTGTCTGCATGGATTGCGGGGCGATCGCCAAGCGGTATGGTGGCGGCGGCCACCGGAAGGCGGCGGGGTTCATCACTCAGAACTTACCTTTTTAGTCACAATCTAAGGGGTACCCCTTACGAGGAACTGCGGGGGTAACTCAACTGGAAAGAGCCTGTCCTTCTCGGATGGTGGTTCCGGGTTCGAGTCGGCCCCGCTCCAACCAATAGGAGAAAAATTTGCAAATCAGAGAGGTAAATATCCGCAATTTCATGGGGATTGAGTCGGCGGACCTTTCCGTTAATAAGCCGATCAATATTTTCGTTGGCGAAAATGAGGCCGGGAAGTCGTCGCTGCGGGACGCCATCCTTTGGTGTCTCACCGGACAGGCCCGAGGCCTCAAAACCCACCAGGACCAGGCGGCGCTCATTCGGGAAGGGGCCAAGTTTGCAGAGGTGCGTATCGCCCTGGGGGATGGTCGGGCCTTCATCCGGCGCAAGACCCCCAAGAGCCCCGCCACGGAGACAGGGTTCGGCGCAGAGCCGGAGCTGCCGATCTCTCCCGACATTCTCTGCGACCCCTATGTGTTCCTTCTCTTGCCGGAGCACATGAGGCGGCAGATGTTCTTTGCCTTGCTCCCGGGGCTGCAACCTACGGCCGAAAGCATTTTCGGTAAGCTCAGCCAGGATAAGAGGTTTGAGCCTTTCAACACGGCAGATTGCAGGAAGATAGTGGAAGGGCTGGCCCAGGTAGCGGCCAAGGCCGGGTTCCCGGCAGCCGAGAAGGAGGCCGTCACCCGGCGCCGGGAGGCGAAACGGGCAAAGGACACCCTGGGCCAGGTGAAGGACCCGGATCCGGAAGCCCTGGTAGGGGACCGGAAATACAACCTTGCCGAAGTGGACGTCGAGAACATCGAGCGCACGCTGCGGGAAGTGCAGGGGAAGCGGGACGAACTGGTTAAGGCCAAGGGGCAGCATGAGGGCGACCAAGCCAAGGCCCAGGCCACCAAAGACCGGCTTGAAAAGGCGTTATCCGCTGCCAAGGGCCGACTGCCTTCCTCCGATGGCACGGCAGGCATTGTTGCCGCGGTGGAGGTCTCTTTGACCGAAGCCCAGGGGAGGCAAAAGGAGATTGCGGCCGCTCTTAACGGAATGTACGGGGTCCCCCCTGCCCACTTCCCCGAAACGTGCCCTATTCACCGGGTAAAATGTCCGAGCGCCGGCACACCGGCCACCGAGGGGGTCCACCCTGCTGCTCCAACTGCGATAGACCTGAAAAAAGAGGAACTGGACGAGGTTTCCAAGGTGGTGGCTAAGCTGGAGTCTGACCTGGCGCAGTTGAAGGTCGAGGCTAAGGCCGTTGCGGATTGCCAGGGGATAGAGAAAGCCCTGCTGGACCTGGATCTAAAATTAGGGCAATCGCTGCCCCTGGGGATCGAGGACGAAATTGCCCAGCTTGACGCCAGGACCACCACCGGGCACGCCCTCTTGAACCAGGTCTCCCAATTCTTGGCCTTCAAAAAACAGGCAGACGAGGCCAAGACCCGCCTGGTCGAAACAGAACAGGAGGCCTTGCTTTACGACTGTCTGGCTAAAGCATTTGCCCCGGATGGGATCCCCTCTCAGATGATTGCCGAGGCGATTGGCCCCATGAACGAGCTCCTGGGGACCGCTGCGGGTTATCTTTTCCCCGGCCGCACTTTGGAAATCACCGACAAGCTGGACATCGAACTCTCCGGGTCGCCTTTCATCACTCTGTCCAAGAGCACCAAGTTTCGGGTGGGGGTGGCCTTTCAGTATGCCCTGGCGAAGCTGGCCGGCGCCCGCCTCCTGATGATTGACGAGGCGGACATTCTGGACCCGATAAACCGGACGGCGCTGCTGAATTTCTTGGTGGCGGCGAGGGATGATTTCGACACCGTTATGGTCTTTGCCACTTCGACAAACCGCCCTCACAAGGAATCATCTGACGGCGAAGTTCAGTTTTGGTGGCTCGAAGGCGGAAAAGTGGGGATAGCATAAAATGGACGAGAACAAGAACGGAAAAGACGACAAGTTGGTGATGAAGGCCCCGACCATCAACCCTGAAGATGTGGCCATGGAGGTAAGGATGATCCTTACCAAAGATGGGAAGGCGTTTTTATTTTTTCCTGACGATAAGCTGGCGGCTGTTATGGCATTTTTCTCAAAGTCTCCCGACGTCCTGGTGGGTGTTGTCGCCCAGGCCCTTGGGGAGCAAGAGCAGCGGCGGGTGATCCCCATAACCAGGGCGCAAGTACCGATAGGGGTCGAGCTCCGTTAGACCACAGCCGGGGAGGGAATTGTCAGAGATATTCAAGGGGTTGATTTTTTAATAGCTTTTTGGGGAAATTAATGTGACATCTAAAATCGTAGACCCCTAAGCTGTTGATAATGGCAAGTGATCGGAACCTGGAAGTCTTATGTCAGGGTCTCCAAGAAGGGGGTGATTAACCCTGACTCTTCTGTTCAACCCCTCATTCGCGAAAAATCCCCTATGTATAAGTTGTTGACATTCGAACAAAGATGAGCATATCTTTAAATGCCAGATCAGTACAAACCTTCTGCGAATCCAAATGCAAAACCAACGGCCATCTATTTATTAGGCACACATCTATGAGTACTTTTACCGAGCAAGTTAGAGAATCGAAAATTTCCCATCCAACAAAAAAGTCTTTTACACTTTCAAAGTGGGAAAAATCTTTTAAGGAATCAGCAGCGTCAACAGAAGAAGATATGCAACTATTTAATGCGGGAATATGGATTTTCAAAGAATTTGAAAATATACGAGAAAAATTAAAAGATGCGCCATTAAATTTTTTGCCCAAAAGATTTATAATTCGTCTACTTTGTGGAGATACGAACCGTTCTCTTAATTTAGTGCATAGAAGAAAAGTTCCTAAGTTAACTGAAGATACATTTAGTGTAGAGCAAGTGTTGCAAGCCAAAATTTCCGGAAATATTTTTGGTTTTGATTATCGACCAGATGATTTGCTCACTACAGAGATAGATGGAGCTCGGTTTCCTCTCATTTATGTATCAAATTTTAAGGAGAATCATTCAAAAATTAAATATAGCGATCTTGAGATATTACATAAAATTTGGCTGATGAAAATTCTTGGTCAATATTATGACATTCTAGAGAGTATTTGGGAAGATTGCCTTTGGAATGGTCTTATAATAGATCAGACGGGTACTGTTGATATTATATTTAATAAAGATAGATTTTTCATGGCTATCAAGGCAGTTGCACAATATAGAGAGCAACATTTAGGGATGGAATTTGTTCTTTTCGCGACTTCAATGTGGAGATCGGAGTTGGATGACGGAATAAAGCGGCATCTTGGTGAACGGTATATTGTGACATTCCATGGGGCAGGGAAAAAACGAGACTATAATCTACAAATTGAACCTTACAATCCCGAGAGAATTCCTTCAACATTGATATTTAGATTAATGGCCCAAGAATCTTATTTCGATGATCTTGTTAATTTAGAAATGCCTAAATATTTTAATTTAACTTTGGAGCATCTTTTTGCATCATGGGAAATAATATATTCTTTATCGGAAGCATTAATGGATAAATTACCCGAAGATGATAGTATAAAACAAATTAATAAACTTGGCCAATTCGCACCATCAATAAAGAAAGTAAAATTAGCTAAATTGTTTTCAAAAGGCTTAGGGATAGATAATGCCTTAGCTCAAAATATCGTCGATTTGCTGACTTTTAAGCCTGAACCTAACTGCGAAATATGGACGCATCCACTAATTGAATTAGATTCGCAAACAGTAATTCCTGTTTTTACTGCAGCAATTAGCGGAAATCTATTAAGAACTCTTGAGTATTGGCTCAAAAATAGCGGAATAGATTTTAGTGATAAGGGATATTTATTTGAAAAAACTATCAGAAAATCCACTGAATTGGCTTTGAAAAATTCCTCCAAAATAAAAGACTATTTTGTTTGTCCTAGCAGCATAACGTTTTCTTCTAATGATCAAAAAGAAGAGTTGGATTTAATCATAAGAATTGGTAATAAGTTATTACTAGGAGAAGCTAAATGTATCATTTATCCGACTGAACCGTTAAACTATTTTAATTATTTAAAATCAATAAAACATGGTATTGAACAAATAAAAAGGAAGGCAGATTTAATTAAGAATAAACTAGAAGAATTTCTTATTAGTAATCCCGAGATTAACATGGTGCATCACAAAACGCTCGAAATTATTCCATTTGTCATTACTAACAGGTCGTTATGTGTTGGTTTTTTAATTGATGGTATTCCCATATTGGATTTATTAGTTCTAAATAAATATTTTAGGGATGGAAAATGGGAAAAATTCGCATTTGTAGATCAAGGAGGGGAAAAGACTGTTGGTGAAACACAATGGTTTTATAAAACGGAAGAGGAAGCCATTGAAAATATAAAAGAATATATTATAAATCCACCCCAAATTAACTTTTATAAGAAATTCATAAAAATTAAGAAATACCCTGTCTTACGCTTACATAAGGAAGATAAAAATGCATTATTATTAATAGCGGAAGTAGAAATTCCGGTACCGGAAGCAAAATTTTAATCCGTTTAATTAAAGGATAACGGGATTAAAGCAGGTAAATGTGTCAGTTCTGCTATATATTAGGCACATTTTTTTTAATTATTAACTTTCATCTGAAAGTTAATGAGCACTCGCTAACCGCTCAGTCAAAATATTCCGCTCCCGCCAGGACCTCTTCACTCTTCAGCCTTTTTCATGGGGGATAACCCTCATCTGCCTGCTGTCCAAAATGACAGGAAGGCGATCACCGGCATGAATGCCGTGCTTCTCAGCGAATATTTTGGGGATCGACACATATAAGGTCCCGTTCTGATTCACCACACTCCGCTCCATCACCGCCTGGCCAGCTTTTCCATTTTTTTTCATCTTATAGTTACCACCTTTTTTTATTGAATAACGCCTAATTACTATAAAACAACGTCAATTGTCAATAAAAAAATATATTTGACATTAGGTTTTTGCTCTTGTATCGGTTAGATAACGATGGGAGCTAAACTTGATTTATTCTTAACACCTACGCAATCAGCCTTTGCCGAAAGCGACGCGCTGATAAACGTAATTTACGGTTCTGCCGGGGAGGGTAAGACTTATGCCGCTGTAGGTGCCATGGTTATTAATGCCCAGCGTAATAAGCGGCCAGTTTTATGGGCCGTTATTCGTGATACCCACACAAATATCAAGAGATCAACAGTCAGGTCTATCAACAAGATTTTTCGCAAAACCCCCGGTCTTATCTCATGGCGAGACGATAACAGGCAACTCACCATCCATTGCGACCCGATGGTGGAGGTTGACCTGTTCGGGATTGACGACATTACTTCCCTCAGCCGGCTACAAGGGACTGAGTACGATGGAATATGGCTCGAAGAACCCGCGGCGATGCTGGAACGGACCAACACCGGCCTCTCCGAAGAGGTCTTTAACGATGCCCTTCTCCGGTGCTGCCGGGCCCAGGGGGATGCTTCCCGGCTCCAGGTCAGCATGAATCCCGCGGACGATGAACATTGGACGTTTGAACGGCTGATCGAGTCGCCAGCGGTTGACCCCGAAAACCCGCTGATCACCAAGAAGGTCTTTTGGATCCCGCCAGGCGAGAACATCCACCTCAAGGAAACGGCTCGCCAGGCGGCCAGGGCTGCTTACAAAGACGACCCTGCTGCCTATGAGCGGTATGTCTTGGGCAAGTTTGCCACGGTCAACCGGGGAGAGCGCGTCACCACCGAGTACAACCCTGAATTTCACCGGTCCCCCGACATCCTCATCCCGGCTCCGGGACTGATTTCTTTCAGGTTTTGGGATGGTTGGCACAACCCGGCCTGCGTCATCGGCCAGCAGACCAAGATCGGCCGATTGATCCACATCGACACCCTGATCATGGAAGGGGGCGACATCGGCTCCCTCATCGACACCAAAGTTCTGCCGCTCCTGGAGTCCCCCAAGTGGAAGAACAAGGCGATGGAGTGGCGTGACATTGGCGATCGCACCATGATGATCCCCGACCAAAGCCGGAAACAGCACTCGGCGTCCAAGGTGGTCGAGGAAAAATTGGGCGGGAAGTTTGAGCCGGGACCGAGCAAGTGGTCAATCCTGAAATTAGGGATGAAACGGGCCCTGAACATGAACATTCAGGGACTTCCGGCCATTTACCTCAACCCGGGTGAAAAGCTGCTCCATAAGGGATTGAAGGGTGGGTGGCATTACAAGACGGACAACTCGGGGAAGGCTATAAGCAATATCCCTGAAAAGAATCCAATTTCCCATATTTGCGAGGCTTGGGCCAACGGTGTGTGCGTCATGCTGCCGGTCAACGTGGCACAGAACCTTGGGGACCTGAAAGCGATGGCCGCTAAAGCCAGGAAAAGAGCCCAGTCCTACGCGGTTGGAGGCCATTAATGGGACACAAGGGGACCTTAAAAACCCATGGTCATAACGGCTGGTGGCCGATGCTGGCTCACCGGCGCAAACACATGGACGGCACCATGACGGGGCGTGAATGCTTCGTTGACATGAGAAATGGCACGATTTGCGAGCCGGAGAAGGGGTGGAGCACCGATTCCCTGCCCTATGCTACCGGCGAAATAAGCTCGTTCCAACACCAGTCCGACGCTTTTCGGGAAAACTTTGACCGGATCGACTGGAACGGGGGCAAGGCCGAGGCAGCGCCTGACCTTCCACCGGAAATCAAGGCCCGCCGCAAGTTTGCGGACAACTACGACAACATTTTCAAACGGAGCCAATAGATATGCCTGGGAAAAAAGCCCCAAAAGCCAAGAGCAAAAGTCAAAGACGCATGATGGGCATGGCCAACGCGATCCAGCAAGGGCAAATGCCTGCGACCAAATCGCCGGCTGCGGCCGAGATTGCCAGCAGCATGAATCCGGGCGACCTGACCGGTCTCGCCAGCACCCCGGAAACGGGGCTTCCTGAAAAAGCGAAGCCTACCACCAAGCTGCGGCCCGCCCCCGGGGAGCGTAAGCCCATGCAGGTCAGAACATCGGTGAGCAGAAGGAAATTCTAATGGCCTTTATCGAGGATCCCCGCAAATCCGTGAAGGAGCGCATGGGCGAGATTACTCGCCAAGAGCCCGCCATGGATACCAAGGAGTTGGCTGAACGAGAAGAAGCTGCCAAGGCTTATGCCGGGGAGAATGAGAAGCACTTCGTCGAGTACCTGGAGGATTGCGTCGCCACCTCCATGAACGCCAATGAGGAAGTTCGGGAGGTTCAGGACGAGTGCTGGGACCTGTGGAACGAAAAGGAGCCGCCGAATTACGCTAACAAGGAGTCGTGGCAATCCCGGGTAGTGCTCCCCATGCCGCACTCTTCGGTCCTCTTTGCCATGTCCTTGATTCGCAAGGCTTTTGACGTGCAGTTCCTGAATATCGAGAACGAGCGCAACCAACCGGTGGCGGACTTCAACAAAAAGCTGATGACGATCCAGCTTTCCCGCCCCTTCTCCAATTTTCCGCTTCAATTTTCAGATGCTTGCGGGATGTCCTGTGCAGTGGGCACCAGTATGGAAATGATCCCGGTTTACCGGAAGGGGAAGGGGCTCAAATTCCTCCTTATTGAACCGTGGAAAATCTACCGGGACCCGGACGCCGCTTCTCGGGAACCTCAGTCGGGCCTCTACTGGATCCATTCCGAGTACCTGGACTACTGGCAGCTAAAAGAGGGTCAAAAAAAGGGACGCTATCAGAACATCGGGGAATTTGCCCCTGGTACCCAGGAAGGAACGACCGACGACAAGCGGATGACCAAAGAAGCGGTATCTGAGCGACGCCAACAGATACACCACCGGTCCAAGTTTCGGACCCTGATCTTAACCTCTGAATTTTGGGGGACGGTGCTGGACCCACGGGGCGAATTGCTTCTGCCCAACGCCACCTATACCACCGCGGCCAACCGGGTTATCAAGCTCCCCCAGGTCAACCCCTACCCGACCCTCAGGTGGCCCGGGACGGCCTTTAGCGTCATTCCGCACCCCCTTCGCTTTGATGGCCGAGGCTTGCTGCAGGGGATCAAAACTCTATGGCAATTCATGTGCACCTTGCTCTCTCTCCACGCCGACCATCTCAACTGGATTGTCAATCCTCCCATTGAGGTTGACGCTACGGCGCTGGCAGACAAGAGCGACCTGGACTGGTATCCGGGGAAGCAATGCCTTGTAACCGGCACCCTGAGTGGGCAGCAGGCCTACCGA